GAAGGTGGGATAAGTAATAAGAACTCCACTTGGGCATTTTTAGACAAATATGAAAACCCAAGTAACAAAGCATCTAAGTTAAAGAAAAGAGAAGAGTTTGCGAGGCTAGCCTTCGAAGATTATAATAAAGCTCTTACTAGCTCAATTAGTGGATTATAATTAATGTCTTCTGAATTTATTCATAGTATTTTTTCTAATTTAAGAAAAGCTCAAAACGCAGAGAAGAGTCATTCTCTTCTTAATAAGCTTCAGACTCAGGCTGCTATTAACAAAGTATCTAAGGCTGGAGTAAATGCTGGAGATAACTATAACGGATTTGCTTCTTTAAATGGAACAGATGATGTTGTAAGTACCGTAGCAGGCTCTGCTCCTGCTCAGGTTACCGGAGCTCTTATTCTTGCTGAACTTACTTCAACTAATAACTCTGAAATATTTTCTAAGATTCTTAAAGATGTTACTTCGAGCAATGATATACAAACTCTAACAGGTAGCTCTGATCTATCAAGCTCAGGTTTACTCGATGATATTGTAACTTCTGCATCACCAGAAGCTCAGGCAAAAGTATTAACAGATGTGATCGGAGCTTCTACTTCTGAAGTTCAATCATTGGTAGGAAAGAATGTAGATCTTTCTAGTCCTTTAAGTTCTACAGGTAGCACATCTTCTATGGATGATTATGAGATTTACGCTCAATCATTTCTTACTAATACCTTCAACGATCTCTTTTCTACTTCTAATTCATTTAGTTCTTTGAAGTCTAATGTATCATCTACCTTTCTTACAAGTGCTCTTAATGTTGTAGCTAAAAATGCAGCGGGTTACAATTCAATAATGGATAATGTGGTAGAAAGTAATCTTCAGGTAACAGAAAACACCCTTAAAAAACTTGTTGCTCCAGAGAAGGATAGAGCGTTACAGGATAAGAAAAACAGTATTATCAAGTTAATTGCAGATAAGCAGTACGTAAAAGCTGCTAATATAGTTGCCCCGTTAAGTAATAAAAGTTATAATGAAGTATTAAAAACTATACAAACTATCGATGTATCTCCTAGTAAAAATTTAGTTGAGAATGTTTCGGTAGGCTCTATACCAGGTAGAGATTTATCTAAACTTAAAAATAAATGGCAAGGAAGAGATACTCCAGATTCATATTTTAATAATTCTTTTACTCATGAAAGAGAAATTATTAATGAGCTGGGTAACATTGACAGAGACGTAACAGAAGTAATTATTTTTAGTACCAACACTCCAAACAATATATCATCTAATGCAGTAGATCTACATCGCCTAGCAGTTGCAAATGGTAAAGACGGAACTGGGTATCATTATGTCTTTACTCGGTCAGGAGATATTCAAAGAGGAAGACCAGTTGATAATGAAACTCTTGAGAGTGTATTGCTACCTAATAACCATCACAAAAGGTCAGTTATTATAACATTAGTAGGAGGTATAGATATTGAAGCTGGTAAGGGTATAAACTATAGAGACTATTATAGTTCTAGCTCTTTCACTCAACAGCAGATTAGACAATTAAAGGTGTTTCTAAAGTCCTTTTATGCGGTGAAGCCTGGTATACAGGTATTCGGTGCTAGTCAAGTAAATAAGAATCATGCTGGACCTCACATTGATGTAGATGCATTTATTGCTAACTCATTTAAAAAGAAAAATAAATTAGATTATGATCCTAGTATTAATCCTCCTTTAGAAAGAAAAGACCTAGTGTAATGCCTGAGATTTATACTGATAACGATATTAATAAAGAATTAGAAAATCGCTCTAATATTCAACACGAAGATCCGCGTGGTGAATTTCCTAAAGCGGAATATTTTAATTCATCTAGTGTTAATTATGCTGCTACTGGATCTAGAAAGAATGAGCTATACTTCAAAGGTAAAGCTGCAGCTGCAGTGTTGGAAGAAGAGTCTGAAGATATAGTTGCTTCAGAATATCCTCTATGTCAAATACAAGAAACTATATCAGGTCATATTATTGAGACAGATGATACACCTGGCGCTGAACGTATATTAATAAAGCATAACTCAGGAGCTGGTATTGAATTAACCAAAGATGGTGGAGTTAAAATAAGCTCTCTAGATAATCAAATTAACGTTACTGGCGGTGATCAGACTATCATAGTTGAAGGTGAAGGTCAACTAATTTATAAGGGTAATCTTAATCTTAAAGTTACAGGTGATTTTAATGTAGACTGTCTTAACTACAATGTTACGGTTAGAGGTAATAAAGTAGAAAAGATTCTTGGTAATATCAAACAATCTATTGCTGGTAATATTGAAAAGCTAGTTGGAGGCTCTTATGTTAAGGCTGTTACTCAAGCAGTAACAAATACTTTTCTGGCTGGTAAGAAACAAAATATAAAAGGTGAATATATCAACAGAGTAGAAGGCTCTGCAAGATATTCTACAAGCAGTAACACTAAAATTACTGCTGAAGATAAACTAACAATATCTTCTAATAATATGAACCAATTTGCTAACTCTATGGCGGTAACAGCTAAGTCAGGTACTATTGGTAATCCTAATATGGTATTCTCTGGTAAGGGAGCTATATTTGAACAGGGAGTAACTGCTCCTACCTTTCATGGTGATTTAGATGGAACTGCTACTACAGCAACAGTAGCTCAGTCTCAGAACTATGCAGATCCAAGTACTGGTGGAGGGGTTGGTTCAGCAGGAACTATTACTAATACTGCTACTCCTGCTATAACTAAACCAACTGATTCTATTATTAATGATTATCTTACAAAATCATCAGGGGGTATCAACAGAGTTAAGATTGACGTAGGCGATTTTATTAAAAATTATCTCGATAGAAGTGTCGACACTGGAGGTATATCTAATTCAGAAATTACTCCAGACAAAGCAAGATCTCGTCTTAGAGATGCTTCTAATAGAAGTAACTCATCGTTTGTATCTCATTTACTAGCTGAGGGGGTAATTAGTAGAGAATGGAATGCTCCTATTCCAAAAGGTACAGGTAGAATTATCTCTTCAGACGCTACTCCAGTTTCTTCTCATTCAGAGTTTGATCGTATCGGTTCTCAGACAGAGAATAAACTATCTGCTTTTCTACCTAAAAGAGCTAATCCTCATATTTTACCTGAAGAGGAATATAACCCTTACAGACAAAAACAAATAACCGCATCAACTAAACTTATTGATGGTATTACTATCTCTAAGTTCTTAGGTACTGATGATCCTACTAACATAGACTTTATTAGAGATCAAGCAGTAAGAGTAGAAATTGCAAAGTATTTGTATATTCATGCTCGCATTATAAAATTAGTACAGGATAATAAAACAGAATTTAAAGATGTAAATCTTGAAGTAGCAGAAAGTATCTACAAGCCAGGTCCTTCAGAGACTATCACTTCAGGTTCTTTAAACGATTTGAAATTAAAAGGCCGTACTGTAGTATACAATGTAGTTGATAATAGTGGGACGTCGAATAATCAAAGAGCTTTTGATGTTGCTATATTTTTAAAAGACAATGCTGTGTATGATGAGTTAATTCTATCCTATGACACTGTCGATATAGACTCTAATACAGGTAAAGAAAAACTCTCTTGTAGAATTATTATTACACTTCCAGAGATTGATAAAAACTGGATAGGTACCTTTAAACGTAAGGTTAAAACAGAATTTAACTACAACGATCTTACCTCAGGAGATTTAGTAGAAGTGTTACCTCAAAGTAGATTTGAGTCTGAGTTTGATGGCGTTCTTTCTACTGGTGGGCAATATGGAATAAATTTAAGTACTGCCTTGAAACCGCATATAAAAAGAGAAGGTGATAAAACTCATCCAGGTATCGCTCCAGGAGCGGTAGATAACATGAGTGCATTATTAGCTAATCAATACACTCTCATGCAACAATACTACGGTGGTAAGCTTATCATAAATGATGCATTACCTAAAGCTGGTACTACAAGAAAAGTTGCTACTGTAGATAATGGTACTAATCAGCATTGGTTTGGAAAAGCATTAGATATCAGCGTTGTTGGAATGAGTAATGCTCAAAAAGATAAGCTTATTGCAGCAGCTACTAAAGCTGGGTTTAAAGGATTTGGATTTGGTGACACCATCCTTCATGTTGATATAGGAACTCGTAGAGTTTGGAGTTATGATAATACTCATTTTGCTGGTAGAGAAGTAGGTAGTATTCGAGAGCAAGATGGTTACTGGTTTCAATATATTCGAGCAAATGCTGCTCCTTAACCATATAAATAAAGAAAAAACAGGCTAAAATGACAAATCGAGTTTTATCAGTAGAAGACGGAAACCTGGAGACAAGTATTATTGTTTCCAGAGTAAAAAAGTTTTCTGATATTGATATATCGTTTACTGCTAAACCTAATGGTGAGATCTATAAGAAAGTAGATGCTGCAGCGGTTAAGCAATCCGTAAAAAACATTGTACTTACTAATCATTATGAAAAACCGTTTCAACCATTCTTTGGAGGTAATGTTGCTAACATGCTTTTTGAAATGGCTGATGGTACAACTACAGCTTCTTTAAAAAGAACTATCAAAGAGTCTATTGAAGTATATGAGCCTAGAGCGCAGATACAAGATATAAAAGTCGAAACACAGCCTGATTACAATTCAGTAAATGTTACAATAATTTTTCAGGTAGTAAATTCAAGAGAGCAAGTTACTCTATCTACAACACTTTCAAGGTTAAGATAAATGTCAACAACTATAAAATCAACAGCTTTAGATTTTAATAATATAAAAAATAATTTAAAATCTTATCTAGCTAATAAAGATGAATTCAAAGATTATAACTTCGAGGGTGCTGCTCTTTCTAATATTCTTGATGTGTTGGCATATAACACTCACATAAATGGACTTATAGCTAATTTTGCTTTAAATGAATCTTATCTAAGTACTGCTCAGCTAAGAAGCTCTGCTGTATCTTTATCAGAAGGTTTAGGGTATGTTCCAGATACTAAAACTTCCTCTCAGGCAAAGATAAGAATTTATTTTACTAGTACAGATACAACAAGAACAAAAAAGGTTACTCTTCCAGCTTATACAAAATTTACTAGTGAAGTAGATGATGTAACATATACATTCTCTACAATTGAATCCGTAGAAGCAGAAGATGATGGGACAGGGTTTTACGAATTTAAAACTGCAGCAGGATCAAATCAAATTACTGTATATGAGGGGGATGTAAAAACAAAAACATTCCTAGTAGGTGAAGTTATTGACAATCCTGTTTACATTATTCCTGACCCTAACTTAGATGCAGATACCGCTATTGTAAAGGTATACAAAGATACCACAGGTAATGATTTTTCTACATACTCTAACATTGTAAAATCAAGAAGTATTAGTTCTAGAACTACAATATACATTTTAAGAGAATCCCCTAACGGTAATTTTGAACTGTCATTCGGTGACGGAGAAACATTTGGTATTGCTCCTGTAGCTGGAAATAGAATTGAGATCCAATATATCTCAACCAACGGACAGGTAGCAAATGGAGCTACATCATTTGCTCCGGTATCTCAACTTACTGCAGGTAATATTACGGTATCGTTGAACACTACTACATTTACTAATTCTACCGGAGGAGACGATAAGGAGAGCATTGCTTCGATTAAAAAGAATGCACCTTTCCAATATGCTACTCAAAATAGAATGGTTACAGCAACCGACTACACATCTCTAATTTTAAAGCAGTATTCTACACTAATTAAAGATATTACTACCTTTGGTGGTCAAGATGCTCTAGAGCCAGAGTTTGGAGCTGTATTTACCTCTATATTGTTTGAAGATGATGTAGATGAAGCAACCAAAGCTTCTACTAAGATTGATATTGAAGGTCTAGCAGAGCAGGTAGCCATATCAGGGTTTAATATTAGATTTGCAGACCCGGTTACTACTTTTATTGAGCTAGACACTTTCTTCCAATTTAACTCTACCCTTACAGATCAGACGTTAAATGCAATTACTTCAAGTGTTAAGGAAACTATTAGTAATTATTTTTCAAATACAGTAGGAGGTTTTGGTCAGTCATTTAGAAGATCAAATCTTCTTACATTAGTAGATGATGTAAGTTCTGCTGTTCTTTCTAGTAGAGCTAATATTAGAATGCAACAACGGTTTGTTCCTTCTTCTCCTAATCTTATAGCTGTTATAAACAATCTTACGAGCAATAGAATTGCTAATGATTCGGTAACTCTTAATTATGTTGTAAATTTAGTAACTTCTAATCAGCATGATAAAGCAGCTACATTTTTAATTAACAACAAATATGCTACCTCATCTAACTTTAATACTGTAAGAACAGAACTACTTAGTGCTTCTGTCTCTACATCTCAAACTATGAAGTTTCCTGTATCAATAGCCACTACAGATGATGACGAATATATAATCTCAAGTAGTAGTTTTGTATATAATAATAAAACTTGTAAGATTCAAAACAAGCTTTCTAGTAATGACTTACAAATTGTTTTAGTTTCAGGAGCTGAAGTAGTAGTGGATAATATTGGCTCTTTTGATTCGGTATTAGGAACTGCTACAGTTAATTATTTTAATCCTCAATCTATTATTGGCGGGTTTACATATGTTAAACTTGCTGCAGTACCAGCTAATCAAAGCGCTATTACTCCAACAAGAAACGACCTTCTAGTTTATGATGCAGATGCATCTACAACTAAGGCAGTATCAACGAATGCTCTTAACTAATGACCCATAAAAGAGATTTAACATTACTTGATAATAACAGGAAAGCTCTTCCTTTTCATAGAGCTGAGATTGAAAAGGTATTGCCTGATCATATAGTTCAAGCTAATCCTAATTTAATAGAATTATTTGAATCATACTATGAGTGGATGGAAAAAGATTCTAACCCTAACGGTATTTTAAATAGAATATATTCTACTAAAGATGCTACCTCAATACCTAAAGCACAACTATCTTTCTTAGAAGATGAGCTGTTATTAGGAGAAGCATACTTTGGAGGGTTTATTAATAAGAGAGAAGCTGTAAAGTTTTCTAACTTTCTTTATAGATCAAAAGGTACAAAATACAGTATTGAGCAATTCTTTAGAGGTTTCTTTGGAGTAGATCCAGAAGTAACATATCCAAAAAATAACGTCTTTAGAGTAGGTCCTGCCATTGATCTTGAGAAAGACAGTATCAACAGCGCAGGACAACAAATAAAAGAACAAGCCTCTAATATTGGTCCTGAGTCTTTAAAATACATTACTA